AGTGCAGGTTGTGTAGATTGTGCATTACTATAATCAAATTCATCAAGAATTACAATCTTCTTTCCGCCAGTTATTGAAACTGTACTTGCAAAATTTCTTATCTTTGTTCGCAAAGTATCAATGTTTCCATCTTCTGAACAATTGACCATAATATAATCGGTTTCAAGTTCGTTACATAATGCTTTTGCAATGGTGGTTTTACCACAACCAGCACCACCAGAAAGTAGAAGATTCTGTGATTCTCCCGAATCCACCATTTGTTGAAAGGTGGTCTTGATGGATTCGGGAAGAATGCATTCACTTATTAGTTTCGGTCTGTATTTTTCCACCCACAAATATTCTTTAGTTTTTGTCATAGTTGTCATAATTATCTTACTGCATCATATGGTGTATGAATATTTTCAATTACCTTATAATAATTTTTATTATTGATTACCATTTCATCTAGCATGGTTTCAAATGTATATTTTGGTTTCCATCCTAGTTCTTCACGAATCTTGGCGGAATCACCCTTTAAATCATGAAGTTCTTCTGGTCTGAGAAATTTTTCATCAATAACAACATAATCGTTATAGTCCATTCCAAGTTTATTAAATACATGTTCACACACATCACGGACACTGTGTGATATTCCAGTTGCACAAACATAGTCATTTGGTTTTTCTGCTTGGAGTATTAACCACATTGCTTCAACATAATCTTTAGCGTGTCCCCAGTCTCTTCTTGCCTCTAAATTTCCTAGTCTAAGTTCTTTTTGTTTTCCTATGGCTATATTAACTGCACCTTTTACAATCTTTTCCGTTACAAAATTAGAACCTCTTCGTGGGGATTCATGATTAAAAAGAATTCCATTTGAAACGAACATATCATATGCATTGCGGTAGTTTCTGCATATGTTGTATGCAAACACTTTTGCACATCCGTAAGGACTTACTGGAAACATTGCTGTTGTTTCTCTTTGATATCCGTCACCATCTGTAGAATTTCCAAACATTTCCGAAGAAGATGCTTGATAAATTCTTGAATTTGGGCAAACCAATTTTGCCGCCTCTAAAACATTCAACACCCCTAGTCCAGTAACGCTTGAGGTTTGAATAGGGACATCAAAACTAATACTTACATGAGATTGGGCTGCCAAGTTATATATTTCGTCTGGTTGAACCCGTTGAAATATATCTATTAAAGATGATAAATCTGTTACATCTCCATAATATAAATTAAGTTGTTCGTAACAACTGTCAAGTCTGGCAGTTTGGTTTTCTGCAACAGAATTTCTTCTTAATATTCCATGAACTTCATATCCCATAGACAGTAAAAATTCTGCTAGATAAGACCCGTCTTGTCCGTTAATTCCTGTAATTAATGCTTTTTTCATAATATATGTACCTTATATTCTTCTAAGAACCAGTTTATAGTTCTGCTCAGTCCTTCTTGTATTGGTATAAATTCAAAGTCTGGTAAACACTTCTTTAGTATACTATTGTCCGATGGTTTTTTCAACTGTCCATCTGGATATTTGTTATTATAAACTATACTATTAACACCCATTTTAAAAGAAATGGTTTGTGCAAGAATTGCCATATTAATTTCTTCATCGGGTGATATGATAAACGGTTCTGGTTCATCATAATTATGTAATACCCATTTGGTAATTGTCGCAACATCATCAACATAAATAAACTCTCGGTATGATTTACCTGTTCCCCACACTTCAAAATCTGTATCATTTTCTTTTGCTATATAACACTTATGAATCAATGCAGGTATTACATGACTACTATCCAAATCAAAGTTGTCGTTTGGTCCATAAATGTTGCAGGGTATAACCGTAACGAAATTACATCCGTATTGTTCCCTGTATGCTCTACTCTGGACTTCTAACATTCTCTTTGCATACGCATATGCATAATTGGATGAGTGTGGTTCTCCATTATGAATTTGGTCTGGAGAGAGAGGATAGGTTGCATCGTCTGGGAATACACAAGTACTCATAAACGATACAACCTTCTCCACTCCACATTGTCTGGCTGCTTCAAGCACATTAGAGTTCATGATGATGTTTTCATAAAAGAATTCACCAAGATGATCCAAATTAGCCTTAATACCACCGACTCGACCTGCACAATGAATGATGTGTGTGATTTCATGTTCTTCAATGTAATCAACGATTGCATCAAGTTCCATCAAATCAAGTTCACCGTGAGTAGGTTTATAGTCGGCAGTTATAGCAGACCCGACAAGACCACTTCCACCTGTTACTAATAGGTTCATAATTTATCCGTTATATGTTGAATCTGACTCAAGTGCAACCCAATAAGTAATATCATCATTGACTTTATTGAACTGACTTACCACTTTATCACTGATACCGATATCATAATCACCCGGCAACATCTTCAAGTTTTCTGCTTTGAAGTAGAAAGTGAAATCTGCACCTTCTGAATTATCTCCAATGGTAACAGAATAATTGTTTGTTGTCGAATCAGATTTATCAAGTGCAACGATTTCAATATCACTTCCGTTTGAACGAATTGCAATATCCGAAACCTGCAACACAGATGCGGCACGAAGAATGTCACTAAACACAGATTGTGTTAGTGTGCAATTCACTACTGCTTCTGGCATATTAATTTTCTTATTCACGGTTGTCAACAATCGTGGTTCTGAATAGTAATATGTTACTGAAGAACTATTACCTGCATCGGTAATGTTTACATATTTTTCATGAAACTCAAATTCTGGTTTCTTGAACAAAGAGATTGTTCCCAAAAATTTACTCAAGTCCCAGATGCCAAATTCTGTGTCGAATTCTTCTTCAACGGTTGATTCGGACATAACATTTTTAATTGGGGAAATTGTTGTAAGAACATTTCCCTGTTTCACCAGAATGTTTGAATTGATTGTAGAGAAGTTCTTGAGTACATCAAGTGTTCTCTGCGAGAGTGTAATTGCGGTCTGTGTTGTCATAATATAGTTCCTTGTTCTATTGTTCGCCGTCTACATAATCTTGATACGCATCGACATTGATTGTACCATCCATTATACCGCGCAATGCTTCTTTGTCAAAGTGTCTTTTTGTTTTTCTTCGTTGTTTTTTCTTTTTTCCTCTAGACCTAATTGCTCTTCTGTCCTCATTACTATCGTAATTTTTATTATTTTTCTTGCTCACATCAAAATTCCTCTATATGTTCCATGAGTTGTTTCAATCTCTTGTCTATAAAATAGTTCAAGATATTGTTCCTTTCGCCAATAGGCTCTTTATCGTATTCAATAAGAATACTTTCTTTTACATCGTCTGGAATAAAATTAAAATCAATCAACTGCTGATTTCTATTCCAATTTTCTAGTGAAGTGTATTCATCTAGACTTTCCATTATCTTTCCAATCTTTTTCTTTCCGCATGGTTTTTGCCGTTTATCCTCTATAACAAAAGTGTCACCGTCAGAAAGAATATTTGGAATACCGTCCGAACTATCTCCCTTGATAATGTGTTCCAGTATAAAGTTTTCTGGATTTTCACATTTAATAAACTCTTTCTTCATTGGATTGTATTGCTGAACATTAGGATATCTTTGAAGTTGTTGGAAATCTTTGTCTGATGACACAATTACAATATTTTCTTGTATATGATACTTCTCACACAAGGTTGCAATAATGTCATCTGCTTCCACCTTTTCTATCTTGATATTCTTGTAGGGAAATGTTTCAGACACTTCTTGATATAAGTTATTCATAATATCATGAATGTCATTCCAATCCAAATCAGAACTATCTCTACTTTTTTTGCGATTTGCTTTATAGTGTGAGAAAATATCCTTTCTCCAATATTTTCCACCATCATGACAGATTACTATTTCTCCATATTTATTTTTAAACTTGGTTCGATACATTCTGTATGTGTTTAATAAAATATGTCGTATCATATCTTCATTAATGTCTGGGTTTATTTTTAATGTTTGATATAAACTCGAAATTACCAACTGATTGTTGTCTAACAAAATAATAATAAAAATCCTTTAATTTGTTTCACACTTCTACCCATTGACCACTACCACCAGTAGCATTAACAACATATTTAAAATATTTACCAATACTACTGTCATACCATTCATCACCCGCATATGCTATTTCGGGTGGAGTATCATTGTAATTAAATTTTGTAATTCTGCGTTTATTTACTTCT